GCCAGGCGGACCATCGCTGCGCCACGATTCAATGGCGACGGCGAGCCCGAGCCCTAAGAGCAGGGCGGCAGCAAAGATTTGCCAGCGGGCCTTCGCAGACGAGCTCATCGGGCGGCAGCCTCCGCAGACCGAGCCACCTCGCGATAAGCCGCGACCCACTTCGCCCGCTGCTCTGGCGTGAGCGGCCCGCCGGAAGTCCCTGCGGCAGCGTTCAGGAACGCTTCGATCGCTTCCCTTGCTCGCGGATGCTTGTCGCCTAGGCTCTCGCCCTTGCAAAGCAGGAGCCGCGTGCGGACTCGCAACTCGTCAAACGCCACGCCGGTTTTAATGAGCGGCTCTGGCTGCGTCCCGTCCCACTCGACTTCGTTGGCGATCTCGCCGCAGAGGGCCGCCGTGGTGGCTGCGTCTGACGCTGCGTCGGGGCCGACAAACGTGCCACGGAGGTCGAGCTTCGTCGGCGACGGCGTTGGCTGCGGCTGCGGGGCCGCTGGCGAACGCAAGGCGTATGACGCCAGTGCTGCCGCCCCGAGCAGGATTGCCGCGTAATGGCGACGGTCGAGATTGGAGAGGTCGACCTCGGGGGCGTGCTCGCGAATCCAAGGCCACGCCAGAAGCACGGCAGCGGCAACGAGCAGCAGGGCAGTAATCACGGGGCAGCCTTTCGGACAAGAGGCAAGAGAGATTCAATGGCACCGCTGGCGACCAAGAGCAGCAGTTGGCGGGCGGCCGGTTTCAGGATGATCCAGACGGGCCACGCGAGCGCGGGGATCGCCTTGTCCGCGAGCGTGTCGAACAACAGCCCCACGGCGTTGAGAACAAACTGCTTTCGCTCGGCACCTTCGACGGGGATCGCGTCGGCCGCTTCAATCGCCACCCGCATGAGGGCGACGGCGAGCTCGCCAAACTCCGCGAGCGTGATCCCGCCAGCGGCTTTGACCTTCGCCGTAGCGACGAACGCCCGCACCTTCTCGGCGAGCGAGACGAGGTCGTAGGCGGCTTGCAGCGGAGCGGATGAGATCATTTCACGAGCCCCATGAGGATTGCCCGGCGGGCGGAATCGAGAGAACAGCCGAGGCGGAACGCGACCAGTTGCACATGCGATGCGGTCAGCGGCGCGGGCCGCTTGCTCGTGACCTTGCCCCAATACTCCTGCGTCTTCGTGAAGTTCTTGGCGAGCGACACGACCTCACCTGCGGCCGCGATGGGTTCGCGCCCGTCAGGTCCGCCTCGACGCCAGTGAGCCGCAGCGATCACGTCAGCCTCCGACCGTTCAGATTGGTCGAAAAACTGGCGTGACCGTAGGGGCTATTCCCGGTCGGTTTCGCGGTGGAGCACGAGGGCAATCGCCGCGTAACAGGCGATGTCTTTGAGCGTGTCCTCGACCCCGTCGAACTCGCATTTGCCACGGCGGAAGAACGCTTTGAGCCGGTGCATCTTGTCGCTGATTCGCAGGATGCAGCCGGCCCAGGCTGGCATATTCACCACGTCTGCCGAGGAGCGAATGTTGCTCAGAGCGTCTTCGTCGATCCCGTAATCCAGGGTCTTACGGAGGTGGAGCGACTTGAGCTCGTCGAGCACGGCGAGAAACTCCCGCGAGCCGGGGCGGATCGAGTCCTGCGGCGCGAGCAGCCCGTCCCCCGTATGACGCATGTCAACCGGCTCGCGCTCGCCCTTCAGTTCACGCTCGCCCTGGAGAATCCAGTCGACGGGGATCGACGGCACGTCGGCGTCAGCTATCTCGGTCGGCGACTCCTGCTCGGTCGTGTCGAAGCACCGGGCAGCCGCTTCCTGGGCAGGTCTGCAACCGGCGAGCGAAGCAGCCATCGGCGTGTAGCCACGATGCTTCGGGTCGTCCTCTGGCGTCGCGTCCATGCGAGCGGCGACGGCTTCGCGAAGGGCTTTGTTGTCGGCTTCCAACTGGTCAAACGCTGCGGTCATGGTTGCCCTTTCCTTGATGAGTCTGAGAACGTCTGCGGCGAGCGTGCCGCTCGTGCCGGTGTACGCACCAGAGAAGCGACGAGCGCGGTGCTCTGCTGCCGTTATGTAGTCGGCGTCAAGCACGGGCGGCCCCCGCGACGTGCATCGAGGACAGCCCGCCGCCAGCGTCGTAGATGAACGCTTCCATCGCTTCGCGTTGACCGACCCAGCCGTTGACGGCGTGGTAGTCGTCAGGCGGAGAGAGCGAAGGCGCGATCCGCACAAGCACGCCGTCGATCGTTTCGATTGGTCGCGACCACTCAGCCGCCTGGTGGTGCAGATGCCCGGTGTGCCACTCGCGATACGGGCAGTTGCTCCACGCTGACGGCTGCTCAATTGCCATCAGTTGCGGGAGCTTCTTCTTCGCCTTGTGACCGTGTGCAAACCCGAGAAGGTTGCGGCCACAAGTGACGTACTGCCGCCCGGTGTAGGAGCCGGAAACCGAGACGCGACCGTCCCTGCGGAAACGCTCTGACAGGATTCGCTGGAATGCCCATGAGAGCACTTCGTCATGGTTGCCGTTGACGACCAGGGCATCGGTCGGGGCAATCTCCGCTGCCCTTTCCACAATTGCAAGAAGCGAATCGCAACCGACCTCAATCATCTTCTGGAGCCTGCCGTCTGTGCTTCCGGCGAGCGGCGTCCCTCCGGTTGTCGTGAGCCCCGGCGTGTCGGCGTGGAATAGGTCGCCAAGGTAGGCGACGAGCACGCGGGCGGGTTTTTGTGCGGCGCACGTTTCAAGCAACTGCGTCGATGCCGCCGTGACGCGAGCCGATGCAATTGCGAGATCGTAGTTGTCGTGGCCCGTGCCTTCGGCCCAACAGTATTTGCCCATGTGAACATCGGCGACGACGAGCACCGCGTAGGACTCGGCCTTCGGCGTCCGCTTCGGCTTCCGCACCGTAGGTCGTGCGATGCCCTTCGCCCCGGCGATCATCGCCTCAACCATCTCGCGAGTCGTCGGCCCGCCCTTTGGCTTGAGCCTCACATGGACGCGGTGAAGCTCAGTCACCACAGGCTCGCCCGTGTCTTTGTCCGCCGTGAGTCCTTCCCACTTGGTAGCTTCACTCTGGACAACTTCAAAGCGGTCGAGATCCGCTTCGATATGCCGCAGCAGATCCTCCACCGTGCGGATGCGAGTCGAGACGCTCTTCGCCTCAAGGCCTTCGGCGGTCTCCTTTTTGGAAACCTCCTCGATGGTCAGCCCTTTTTCGCCGTTGACCTTCGCAGCGATGTCAGCGACTACGCTCTTTCGAGCCATGCGAGCACTCCCTGAAACTGGACGTTCGCAATGCCTCTATCTTTGAGCGTCTTGGAAATCGCCTCGGCGGCGGGCTTCTTCCGCTTGCCAAACCTGCCGGAGTGATAGGCGTCTTTGATCGCTTGCAGCGTCTCGGCGTGCTCTGGCGATACCCGCTGATACCACGCCTGCGGTTGCTTGGAAGCGATGTTGCCGAGCACGTCTTCAATGATGTCTGGCTTGCCCTTCGCCATCAGTCCTCCTCGTCGTCACGGTGGCGGAATCCCTCGGCGTCGAGCACGCCAGACAGCGTCTCCGAAAACTCGACTACGGCATCTTCAGACAGGTCGGGCCAGCGGGCGTGAATGAGCTCGTGAATCAGGGTATCTAAGAGGTCAACGCCCCGGAGCCGGGCGTCGACGCGGATGCGACGCAGGGTGTAGTTGCAGTCGCCGTCGATGCCACGAAGACGCTGCGACCGCTCGATCTTCCAGCGTTGGTCGCCGACGTAGACGGTGCGGCGTTGGCGCTTCCTGCGGGGCATAAGGCCAGCGTAGAGCGAGGGTCAACGTGCGGGCAGGGCGTCAGGCGTCGGGGAACGCGGCCGTGGGCGGGGTGAAGTTCGCCGTGTAGCGGGCCGCACCCGCGCCGCTCGTGATGCGGAACTCGTCGATATGCCCGCTGTAATTCTGACTACCAAGCCCAGCCAGGCTTCCGATGGTCAGCGCGCTCGGCTGTGGGAATGAAAAACTTTGCGTAGCCGTGCTGACCTGCGTTCCGTTGATGAATAGTCGCACTACGTCTCCGGCGCGAGTTACCGCCACATGCTGCCATTGGTTCGGCGCGATCGCAAAGTTTGCCGACGACACCACCACAGCCAGGTCTGTTCTTCCCAGGAACAATTGGCCGTTTTGAATCCCAAACCACACATGCCCGTTTCCGCCGCTTCCCAAAATGGCCCCGCTTGGAGTGCCGCTGGGATAAATCCACGCCTCAATCGTGAAATCCGTTCCGGCTGGCAGATTGGCGAGACTCGGCGGAACGGAGAGGCTCGATGCGCCGTCGAACAAAGCCGACTTGCCACCAAACCTCGACTGCGCTGTTGATTGCGTGGCGTTGCCGTTGGCGGTGATCGTCTTCGGCGTGCCGCTTGAATCAGTGAACGCCGAGCCGCTGCCGTCCATGTGCAGGAGGAGAGACACCGCCGAAAACAGAGGGTCAGATGGCGTCCAGGTCGCGAGTGCGGCTCGCTTCCATGTGTCCTGCGCCACGCAGACGTAGAGGCTGGTCGCGTCGTAGGCCATATCGCCAGCAGCGCCAGGCGATCCAGGCGCGCTTGGAACGCTCGCCCACGACAGACCACTGAGCCCCGCATCGCCTCGCGGAATGACGAGGTTGAGCGTCTGGCTGGGGGCGTCTCCCGTGATCGTTGCGCTTGCCGATGAGCCGGCCGCGCCGGTGGTCACGTTGCCGATAGACAGGCTGTTTGCCGCGCCTTGCGGACCCGTGATTTCCGAGAGCGCAACGAGGTCGGCCCACGTGCCGCTCGGAGCGTATCGCCATTGCAGATGCGTCGATGTCGCCTGAAACTCAACGTCTGCCCCGTCTTGGCCGTCAACGCCAGCATTCCCGCGCGGAATGGTCAGGTTGAGCGTTTGATTCGGGGCCGCCCCGGTCAGCGTCGCGGAGGCGTTTGACCCAGCCGCCCCCGTCGTGACCGTGCCGATAGTGAGCGTGTTCGCAGGCCCGGCGGCCCCTGTCGCGCCAGCCTGCCCCGCGTCGCCGCGAGGAATGGTCAGCGACAAGGTCTGATTGGGTGCCGTCCCCGTTATCGTCGCAGACGCCGACGAGCCCGCCGCGCCAGTCGTGGTCGTGCCAATAGTGAGGCTGTTCGCAGGCCCGGCTGGCCCCGTGGCTCCCGTTGCGCCCGTAGCCCCCGTGCTGCCCGTACTTCCCGTTGCACCCTGCGGCAGCGTCAGGTTCAACACCTGCGCCCCGGCTGGCCCCGTCAGCGTTGCCGCAGCCGTCGCGCCACCCGTGACCGTGCCGATGGTAAGCGTCGTCGCCGGGCCAACGTCGCCCTGCGGCCCACGGTCGCCGACGCTCGTCACGCTGACATTCGCCGTCCCGCCATTCGTGATCGTGGGCGCTGGCGTGCCGGTAGATCCCGGCACCGTGACCGTTGTGGTCGTGCCACCCGAGACCGTGACCGTGACCTCATTGCCCGCCATTCGCTACCTCACGGGTTCGATGCAGTGACGGTGCCGCTCAACACCGTTCGCGTCACACCGCCAGGCGAGACCCAGCGGAGAAACCAGCGATTCGAGCCGGTCGGCGAGATCGCGAGCGTCTGCGTCTCAGTCATGCTGATTTGAACGGTGCTCGAAGTGACGTTGTTCACGGTCGCCATCGTGACCGTGACGGCAGGCGTCGCGACAGGCGTGTCGGTCGCAGTCGCCCCAAAGCCGCTGTAGACCGCAGCCGTGACAGTGAATCCCGTGAGGTTCGTGGCAGCGAAGACAGCCGAGAAAGTCACCTCGTCTCCGCGCACGATGCGGAGGTCGAGATCGCCTGGAATTTGCGAGAAAACAGCCACGCGGCAGCCCTTGGGGGTGTGCCGTCAGCCTACGGTCGGTGGCGAATCAGCCGCAGGGGGTGGCCCGCCGATCCCGACCATGCGCCCGAGCTCGTTGAGCCGCTCCTGCCGCTGCGCGCACCCACAGTCCTCGACCCCGATCGCGTTGGCGACGGCCTGCGCGCGGTCCTTCGTGACGCCGATGGACGCGAACGCGGCGGCGACGAGGTCGCCGAGGCCGTTAGGAGGCGGAGAGGGTCCAGACATGGCGGCCTGCATAAATGAGTTCTGGCAGTCCTTGGCCCTGCCAAGTCCTATGTGTCGAGAGCCTATCCGCCACCACAGATACCGAGCCACCAGACGCAAGCGTCGCCTCTTGCTCCGGCGACAGCACGAGGTTTGCGGTGTAGGTGCCGCTTGCTCCAGACATTCCGGCAGTTCCAATCTCATACGCCTGTAGGCCGAAATTCCACAGACGCGGATACACCGAACTTGCCCCGTTGTATCCAACCGTGCCGCTGATCGTTATGACCAGTTCGTTTGGCGCGGCTGTTGATAGCCCCAGGTGCTGCGTGCAAGTTCTCTGCGCGCGTAGCGTCCACTCTCCGCAGCTGGCAACAATTTGCGCGACCGCCGCCCCGACTGTAAAATTTGTGCCGTCAACGAGCGGAATGCTTGTTGCGTCATACTCAGGCGTCCCTGGAACCCCAAGCCCGGTAACTTCGCCCCAGAGCTGTGCTGGCGTGCGGTCTATTTTGAGCGCATTGTAGTAAGTGCCAAGATGCTGCGTCGCGGTCGGCTGCGCTACCCAGCGATTCGGCACTCCAAGGGAGGTAAACGAAAGGTTGCTGAATAGGCCGACGAACCAATCGGCATCAAAAGTCCCACTGGGCAGAAAACGTGCGTCGACCAGCGTTGGAGAAAAGGAAAAAAGCCTCGGCCCAAAATTTCCTCCAGTGAAAGACGCTGGCGGCCCGTTGCTGCCTAGCACAACAACACGCGATAGCGTCGCCGTGATGGTCGTCATGTTGCCGCCGCCGTGAATGACGCTTGCCTGCGGTTGGTTCGACTTCGGAGCCTTGCACGATCTCAACCGCCTTGGGGTTGACGGGTAGATCGTCGTGTCGAGCCCCCAGTAGGAGTAAGGCTCGTTTGTCGACTGCGTTTGCGATGCAGGGACGGACGGCACAAACGGATCCACGCTGTTTGACGCCCCAGCCTGAAACGTCCCCGGTGTCTTTGAGAGCCACATCGAACCGCTTGCGGAAATCTGCGACCGCCAAGGCTCGCCGCTTGATTCCGGCTCCGTTATTTCGGTTGTGACGCTGGACACGCCGCCGATGCCGATTATGGAGCCGCCGGAGGAAAGTGCTGCGCCGTTTTGCAAATCGAATATGTACGTCCCAATGTCGATTCGCTCTGGCGTCGTGCCTGGCGGACGAATGACGATCCAGTTGGTGCGGCACGCCATCTGCACTGGCTTTTTGAATTTGATCCAGATGCCCACGGCCGTCAGCTCGGCCGCTAGTTGGCTGTCTGACTCAATCGTGTCGCCCGCATCGTAGGTCACGCCGCCGAATGGTATCTGCCACTTTTCTTCGTCCACGTCATAGAGCAGCGGCCAATCGATGCCGCCTGGAAATTTGACCTGCCATAACTGCGTCTCGCCAACAAGCCCGCCACTGTCTGAAATAAACGCGGGCGTCTGCCGATACTCCAAGTCAAAGCCAATCGGCAGAGCGTCAGCCCAAAAGACCTGTTTGTCTGGCGTAAAGAACAGCCGCCACTTAGAGCCGGGAAACTGCATGGCCGAGTCAAGCGTCAACCTCAGACGCTTGCTGGATAGGCGCTCGACCTTGGTGATGCCGCGTGGATTGATGCGTTCTAGTTCGGTGTCGCCGTCCGGCGGCACAGGCGGGAATTCATACATCAACTGCGGTATCTCGCCGTTCGCCAGCGTTGGCGGCTGGACGGATTTATCTAGGTAACGCCCAAATCCCTTGAGCTCAAAATGCCGCTTCGTCACGCCGTACACATGATCGGCAAACACAACGTCGATCTGCGTGACAGGGTATTCGCGACCACCAAATATCTGGCCGTTTACGAGGGCGCTTGATTCAAACGGAATCTCAAATCGCGGTCGGCCTCGCAGTTCGTCCTGCGTTCCTCCGACGACCTTAAACGTGACAGACGGCTGATCTAGGGCGGCGTTGCCGGCACGGTCGGTTACTGGTGCGGTCGCGGTGATTGAGTATTGGCCTGGGGCGAGGGTTTGATAGCTGAGTGTGGTGTCAAAGTTGGCTGTTTGAGTGCCAGCCCCAATATATCTGTATGTCTTTGGCGTCCACCGACTCGGGGCCGCCAAAGACTCAAAGCCGGGGCTGCTCAGCTGAAGCCCAAAATCACCACCAATCGGCTCGTCCGATCGCACTCCATTGAGAATAGCCCAGTCATTGATTGATTTTTCCGCCGCCTCTGCCACCGTCATGTCGTCGAACACGTTCCAGAAAAGCGGCGGCGGCGTCTTGTCGATGACGAACGAGTTGAAGATGGTCGTTTGCTGGGCGGACGCACCTTTTCCGCTGCCTACAGTTGGCGGCCAGACAAAGCCTGGGCCTTCCATGACAACGTGCTCGGTCGGATCAAGCAGGTCGGCAGAGTCGCAGGCATCCGTCGTCGTAGAGACACAGAGATAAGATCCTTCCTCTTGCGTCAGCGATGCCCACTGCGAACCCGTAACGCCATCGAATTGCGTTGCAACGAAATGGTTGAGCGGGTCTATTTGCGATTCAAGACTAAACGGAATTGCCACCGCAAACGCCCCTCCTGCTGGCACAAAAAACGGCCCCCGGTAAATACCGCCGACAGTAAGCGGAGACACTAAACGTGTGTTCTTGCCACCCGTCACAATGACGCCGACCGCAGGGGAGTAGTTGTAGAAGGCTGTTCCGACGTTGACGTAAACAATTTCGTCGACAAACTCCAGCGGGCCTTCGTCTACAAGAATGATCTCTGGGTTTACTTCTAGAAAATTCGCCGCAAAATCACTGGCTTCCTTGAAGGTCAAAAAGAACTGACCGAGAAAAAACCCATTGACTCTTATTCGGTACAGCTTCCCTGAAATGCGAATTCCCGCCCGTTCGGCAGTTTCGTACCGTTCTCCGGCAACGAAGCCCCTAAACGCTGGGTTGGGGTGGTCGGCTGAATACCGCCACGTCCAGCCTCGGTCCTGCACTTGCTCCGTGCGGCTCACAAACTGCGGCGTCGCGCTGCCGCGTTGCGCCGTCGCCGTGCCGACAAGCTCGCCGTTGCGAAACACCTTCGTCGTGCAGGCCCACGAGAGAGCACTTGGGTGTGCCGGAAAAGTAACGAGCGGATTCCAGTTTTGAAGCCCGAGGATCGGCTGATTCGTATAGCCTGGGAACCCGGTCGATTGCCGTACCCACAAGCCACCAGCGACGCCTGATGAGTTATCCACCGATGGCGTGTGCGAGGTGACGTAGCGACCGCCGGTCGGCGACTCGCAGGAAATTAAAGAGATCGAATCTCTAGAGAGCGTTCCGCGAGACAGCGTTGTTGTTCCTGCGGACAGTTCAATGTCCTGCTGGCCTGGCTTGCTCGCATTGTTAAACAGCGACGCCGTAGCCGCGTTGTTGAACAGCGAGCACCCGAGATGCCCGACTTGGCTGCCGGATGCGACTCCGCTGACCGTAATCCCAACGGCATTGAGATCAACGCTGATCGCACCATTGGTAATGCGATCCGCTACCTTGTCTTCCGCCTGAAAGGCAGAGTCCACCCACAAGCGTTTTGCGCTAGGCAGGTCGTCGCAGGTAATGAGCGGCAGAAGGCCCGCCACGTCCCACATGCCGAACGTCTGCGCCTGCTCGCACCGGAAGATTTGTGCGACCGTGCAAGCACAGCAGCGGCATTTCTTCGCGTGCCTCACATCGACCCCACGCAATAGCGTCCGCTGCCAGGCGGCAAGTCCGGCCTCGCCAACAACTGCACGGTGCCGCAGCCGGCGGACTGTAGCTGCGTCACGTCGCCATTCTTCACGGTTGCGAACTTGTGGTTGGCGTTCAAGATGTTGACGATCACGGCAAAGACGCCGCCGCAGGCCGCCCGTCCGATCTTGTTTTTGGCGATCGGCTCAAGCGCGATCACAAAGGCGTCGTCGTGCGTGCCAGACACAGGGACGACGCCCGTGAGCACGGGCGATGAGATAAAGCCAGGCACGAGAGCTTCATCAACCTGGCCTTGCTGGCCGGCGTGCGGGGTTGATGCGGTCCCGCTGATGCCAAGCACGCCGAGCCACGGGATGTCGACGCCGCTGTCATTCTTGATGAGGACGATGTTGGGCGCGGGGTCCGCCCCGCCCGCACCGCCACCCGTGAACCCCGTACCGACCCCGAGCACGCGATCCGCTGCGTCCTGCGCGCGGTTCCACGCTCGCGCCGAGATCGCCCCGGCGAGCTTTTGGCCAGCCTCAATTCGTCCGTCGTTGCGGGCCATTAGGTTGTCCCGATGCCGAGGCCCGAGAAGTCGCCCTCACGGTAGACCGTGTTGACGTAGACGTATTTCGGTTTCTTCACCAAGTCGCTGCCGCTCACCGAGCTCTCGTAGCGGACCCAGAGGTATTCGTGGCCCTTCTTCTCGACGCCAGTGATTGAGCCGATCGTCTGGCCGGTAATGTTCTTAGACGCCACGAACTTGAACGAGAGCGACCACGGGCCGTCGCCCTTTTGGCTATCCCACTCCTGCGAGCCGCTCGCGCCTAGGAAGAGCACCTCGCCAGCCTCAAACGTCCTGAACGCTGCGCCGTTGGTCGTGCCGGTCAGGGCCGCCACGCTCTTGATATAGGCACTGGTGACGTAGGTGCTCTTAACGTCATAGGTTTCAGTCCACGTCAGGGCGGGAACGACGATGTCGACGCCTTGCACGCCGTTGTCATCGACGCCGATTGCGGAGTCCATGCTCGGGGCGGATGACGGAAAACGCCGCTCCGTGCCGGTTCGCGTCGTCGTGCCGCCAGTTGACGTGATTTTGCCGCCGTCCGCCTGCGTGATGTGCGACATCCCGCCGCTCGTGTCGAACGACCGCGAACGCCGCAGCGGGTCTGGCTCTTGCGCGTCAGCGCCGATCTTCTCGTATTGGATGTCGACGTGCCATGCGTCATCGCCGAGGTAGTCGACGGAATAGGCTTCCGCCTGAAGTTGGACGTTGGCCCCTGGGTATTGCCAAAACCGGAGCGTGCTGGAAATCCGCTGGTTGCAGTCCGCGTGCAGCGCCACATCGTCCGTGTAGCCGAAGACCTTGTAGGACCGCGTCATCGTGGACGTAGCCTTCTTGCCGAGACGGTAGATCGTCGCGGAGCGGCTGGCGTTATCTTCGATCCACGTTGCCATTAGGCGGCGACCTCCGCTGCGTTGTTCTGCGAGGTGTTCTGCTCAATCTGCTTGAGCGTGTCGAGTTGCTTCTGGGCAAGCGAAGAGCCGATGCCCATGCCACCCAGCGCGACAGACGAGAACGTCCCGGCGACATCGCCTTGGCTGGGGCCGCCCACACCGGCAGCGCCTGCCCCCTGCTCTGCTTGCTTCGCCTTGTCCGCAGAAGACGCAGAGGCGGTAGCGACGTTGATTCGCGAGAAGGCTGCATAGTAGGAGTCGAGCAGCTTTGCCTCTAACTCAGAGCCGACGTTGCCTCTCTCTAGAAGGGCGTCGATGCTCGCGCCGATGTTTGTGATTTCTTCGAGCGACGTAGCCGAGCCGAGAGCCTTCATGAGTTCAGCGGCGGTGGCTGCGTCGCGGCTCCGCTCCGTCACGCCGCTGGTGGCGTCGGCAAGATTAGCCTCGGCCCCCTGCGTTGCGGCGCGTCGCTCGCCGGCACGCTGTTGATTTGCAGCATCGCGGGCATCGGCGGTGGCTTGCGTGTTTTCGTCGACAGACTTTTTGCGGTCAGCCAGGTCTTTCCTGTCCTGCTCGTTTTGCCGCTCTGCCTCTGCCGTGCGACCAGCGATTCCCGGCCGATCCAGTTCACGCTGCCGCCGACGAGCCGACATCTCGCTGTCGACCTTTTCGTTTTCCTTCTTGAGATCAAAGCCCTTTTTGAAAAACGACTGAATGTAATTCCAAGACTTTATGATCCCGGCTTCGAGGTTGTCCCACTGCGAGAGCACCCCGTTGACGATGTTGTCGAAAACGCCTTGCAGATACGCGCCGAACGTGCGGAAGGCGTTGCCAACAGTCACCCAGGTCGTGTCCCAAGCCTTGTAGATTTCGGCTCCGAGGATTGTGAATGTGTTTTGGAACATCGCGACCCACGGGTCGACGTAGCTCATCAGCCCTTCGACGCCCCGCAGCCAGCCAGCCATCAAGCCAGCCCAGAGAACGTCCATCGCGCCAGCGAGGTCGCCAGCGGAAAGCGCCGCATAGATGCCGTCGAAAGTCGTGGTCGCCGTGGTCGCCAAGTCGGAGAAGAAAACCATCCCATCGGCAGCAACGGCGCGAAACGAATCACCGGCCGCGCCAGCCATCTCGGCAACGCCGTCAAGCGCACCAGAGAACGCCCCTTTAAGTTGCGGCCCGAGCATGACGATGGCGGCAACACCACCCACAAGCAAGCCCATAGGACTTAACACCAAGCCAACGACAGCGCCGAGGCTGCCGACAGCCTTGAGAATTCCGCCAAATCCAAAGCTCGCCGCTTGTAGCGACAGGCCCAGCCCAGTGAGAGCGCCACCGATGGCAACCGCCGACACGCCGAACTTGGCGATTGTCGCGACCGCCTCTTTGTTCTTGGTGGCGAAATCGGTCAGACCGTTGATGAGTCCGGTGATCGGCGTTGCGAGAGACATCAAGGCCGGGCCGACAGCGTCCGAGACGGCGATTGCGAATCGCTGAAGTGCCGCCAAGATGTTTCCAGCGGCCCCAGCCAGGCCGCTCATCATCACCTTAAACTTTTCCCCGACAGGCATCGCAGCATCCATCGCACCTGTCATGGCGTTGAATCCATCAACTCCAGTGCCGGTCAGGATCGCTGCCGCACGAATGGCGTCTTGCCCGAAAATGTTTTTGAAGATGTCGTCCTGCGCTTCTCGGCCGAGATCCCCCATCGCGCCATTCAGCGTGCGGATGATTTCGACCAGCGGTTTCATGGAGCCGTCCGCATTGCGGAAGCTCGACACCGAAAGGCCGATAGAGGCCAGCGCACCGACCGCCTCGTCTGCCGGGGCCATGAGCCGCAGGAGCATCGTCTTGAGCGATGTTCCTGCGTCGCTCCCCTTCACGCCAGCGTTGGCAAGGATCGCCAGGGCTGCCGACGTGTCGCCAATCGACTGATTCGCCAGAGCGGCGACCGCCGACACCTGCGAGAACGCCTGCGACATTCCCTCAATGGACGTGCTAGAGGCGTCGGCAGCGGAGGAAATCGCATTGGCCGCAACGCCAGCACTGACGCCAAAGACATTCATGGCATCCGCCATCACCACGCCGGCTGCCGCCACGTCCATCTGGCCCACAGTCGCAAACTCAATCGCCGCCTGCCCTGCCCCGCCGAGCACCTGCTCGACGCTCATGCCCGCCTTGAGAAGTTCGAGGAACGAGCCAGCGATCTGCGTCGGCCCGACGCCCATCGCCTGCGACATCTGCATGGATGCCGCCTTGAGCCGGTCGAGCTCCTGGGCCGTCGCCCCGGTCGACGCTTGGATATTCAACAGCGTCGACTGATATGCCGTCCCCTGCCGCACCGCAGCCGCAAACGGCGCGAGCGTCGCCACGCCGATGCCGCCGATCTTCGCCCCCGCACCGGCCATCGAGCGGCCCATATTGGCCATCGCCTTGTTGATGCGATTCAACGCAGCGAAGAACTTGCGCGGGTCTGCCCCGATCTCGACGAACGCGCTGCCCGCTCTGACTGATCCTGCGCTCATGCGTATTTCTGCCAGTCTTTTCCGAAGAGCCGCTCAAGATCCTCGGGAGTTGCCTCTCGCGCCTTGGGTCGCGTCTTCTTTGCGAACGGGTTGAACTTTCTCGGGTCTGCCTTGGGCGAGTGTTTGTCTCGGTGAATGTTGGCTTGCTGGGCGATGAGGTTGGCGGTGTGCCACCACTGATGCTCTAGGCGGCTGTCTCTAGCGAGGAGGAGTTGTCGGAGGGTCCACCTGCCGGGGTGGACGCCGAGGATTCCTGCGGCTTCCCAGACTGTGTCCCAGACTGTGCGATCAGCGTCTCCGCGCTCGCGGCTTCCAGACCCGCCTCCGCTTTCGTCAGCATCTCGCCTGCCACTTCGTCCATCTTGGCGGCGAGAAGCCCGATCATCTTGCGGAGGCGCGGCGGGAAAAAATCGACAAGCTCGGCCTCCAACGCTTTGACGCCCGCGTCGAGAGCATCGCCCCGCAGCCCTTCGAGGAATGCTTCCTTGTCGAGCCCCTTCTCCGCGACCTGCTTCACGAGGATCGCGTAGAGCACTTCGCCGATCTTGGCGTATTGCGTTCGCAGCACTTGGAACGTCTGCGAGATCGATGCGGCGTCGACCAGGTCAAACGGCACCGTCCGCCTGGTGCCGTCCTCGTCGGTCACGTCGACTGACACAAGGTCTTTTACTCGCAACGCCGACGCTACGGTCAACGCCAGACGCCACGGGCGACCTTCGTCATCTTTGAACTCACGCATTGGCTACCTCAGTCCTGTGCGGGTCATCTTGCACTCAACAGAGAACGTAGCGACCCCGTCAACGGAAAAGGTTTCCGAGATGCCTGTCACAACCGCCGGGAACGACCAACCGCCAGAGCCGCCCGACACGGTGATCGACGTGCCGTTTTCGAGCAGGCCGAAGTTGATGTCGGTGGCGTCGTTCAGTTCGACCGTGACGGTCGCGTCGTAGCCGGTGTTGTAAACCTCGACCAGACGCGACCCGAACGCCTCAACGTCGATCGTGCGGGCTGTCTCCGTAAGGGTGACGCTCCGCGCGCTGGCGATGTTGCCGCCCAACGAGATCGAGCAGTCCTTCCCCAGCGTGATCGCCACGGGTCAGGTTCCGCCCCTGACCGTGATCGTAAAGGTCACGGCACCGTCGACGCTGATGTTCTCGGTCACGCTGGTCACGGTTGCCCCGTTGTCGGCGTTGGCGTCCAGCAGGTCCGTCATCGCCGTGCCGGGATCGTGGCACTCGATCTCCCAGGTCACGGCCTTGAAGCCAGCCTGCGAGACCCGGTAGCCGCCCGAAGTGTTGGAGCGATTGGAGATGTCGACCGCCTCCGACTCGACGGTCTTGGTGACGCTGATGATGTTGCCGCCGTAAGGCGCGGAAAGCGTGCCGCTGCGGCCGAGAGTGACTGCCATGTGTATAGGCTCCTAGTGATCAGGTGGTGGCTGGGGCGCGTGTGCCGGAAACGGTGTAGGTGACGATGCCGTCGATGGGCTCGGCCTGAGCGACGCTCGTCACGATGTACGAGGCGTTTCCGGTCTCGGTGCCGCCGATGGTGATCGTGTCGCCGGCCGCACAGCCGGGGGTGTCGATGCACTCGATCTCAATGGTCTGCTCTGCCAGACCCTTGGAAAACCGACGATGCGTCAGCCCGCCGAGCGTGGTGGTGTCGATTTCGCTGGCGGACGACGAAACGGTGCAACTGCGAGCCCCGGTGATGCCGGTGAGCGTCACGTTTTTGCCGAGGACGATGGTGAAGGACATTACGGGCTCCCTGTGTGTGCGATGTCGCCTGCGTGCGGCGATACGCTCAAACTAGAAGCGGCGGGGCGGCGACCGTAGGGGGTGTCAGTCCTCGGTCACGGGCCAGAGATCTGGCCCCGCCACTGCTGGGCGAGCTTCGGCAACTTGGCCGCCAAGCCCTTTTTCATGAACCGCCCCGGAGGCACCCTGCCATCGCTGGAAGCCAGGTCCATAGTCTTGCGACGCCGCGTGTGGGCCGGGTCGATCCAGACGCCGACGTATGCCCCGCGACCGAGGTTGCGCTTAAACCGCCCGCGTTTGTCTCGGCCGCCGCTGCGTCCACCGCTAACCAATGAGTCAGGAGGCTGGAACTTCTCAAGCACGCGATTTGGCCTCCGCTGGCTAGTCGGATAGCGACCGACAAGCCGAAGCACTCGCCTGGAAGAACCGCCAAACTCCTGCAATTTGTTGAGCCACGTCGCGGCGTCGGTCGGGCCGATCACCACAGACTCGCGGCGGTTGTCGACCGCGTAGCGAATGAGCGTCCGCAGGAAGCCCGTCTGCGTCGCACCTCGCCCGCGAGGGTTCTTCCAGCTTGTGATCTTGCCTGGAATCGGCGGACGGAAGTCCATCGCCAGCACCGGCATTCCGTCCTTCCTGCCGACAAGCGACCAATTCGGCTGGGGCTTTACTTTGCGGTGCGAGAACTGCTTCTTCGACGATTGGCGGACGATGGTGCCTGCCCGGTCGAGGGCTTTGAGGTTTCCGCTCTTCACCTTCTTTTTGACGTGGGCGAAATTCATCTTCGCCTTGAAGCGAAAGGCGGGCGGGACTAAGTTGCCCCGCCCGCTGAGTGCCTGCCCGAAGCTAGCAAGGCTCGCCATGTCAGTCCGTAGAGAGCGTGCGGTAGGTCGCCACGATCACCGCTCGCCAGACGTTCCGCTCCGTGAGGGCGTCGTCTGGGTTGATCTCAATCGACACGTTTTGCGGCGTGGTCGATGTGTTCTCTAAGTCGGTCGAGCGGATATAGACCATGAGCTCGTCGGCCAGGTCGTGCATATCGTCGATCTCTTCGTCGCTCGAAACGTGGCGACCGACGTAGATCGTGATCGAATCGTCAGACTGCCAGTCAGCCCGCCCGATGCGGGTCACTTCCGAGCCGCCCGGCACGACGTATACGACCGGGTTTTGCATCTGCTCGGGCTCGACCTGAACCCAGTTCTTTCGCTCGACGGTCGTCGAGGTAATCGACCACGTCTCGGCTGCGAGGCTGACCGCTAGGGCGTCTGCTATTTCGCGAAGTTTGCTCGCCATTGGCCTGCTCGGGAGCCGGGTGTTGGTTCCCTAGCAGAATGGCACGGCCGGCGGTCGCGAGTGAGGGGGTGGCGGGCTTATGTCGCCGCTATAGCGCACTTCAAGCGAACAGAGGCCCGGCCCCAGCATCAACCGCCGCGATCCTCGCCTTGGCGATCTCAACGTATTCCGCCTCGCGTTCGATGCCGATGAACCGGAAGCCCTCAAGGGTCGCGGCCTTGCCCGTGGAGCCGCTTCCCGTGAACGGGTCAAGCACAACGCCGCCGGGTGGCGTGACGAGGCGGCAGAGGTAACGCATGAGGTCGGTGGGCTTCACGGTGGGGTGGTGGTTGCGGCGCGGGGACGGCGAGACAAAAGAAAAATCGTCGTGGCCGCAATGAGGCTTACTTGTCTTTGGGTCACAAAAGGTGTCTCCGCAGACGTTGCATTTCCGAACCCAAGCAGACTGGTCTGCACGATCTCGCTCCGCCAGCCCCTCGCACCCTTCATCCCGATCCGCCTTGCTCGCCTTGGCGCAGTAGAAGAAGCGGGCGGCAGAGCCGGAGTCGGCGCGGCCCATTCCGCCCATCGTCCTACGCCTTCCTCCGAATCCGGCTTGGCAATCAGCGTGCGAGTTGTTGCTGTTGCCGTTCGCTTGCGGAAACAGCCCCACCACCTCCTCGCTGCCGTCGTGGATGAGGTTCGCTGGCCAGCGGCCGAGGCCGTCATCAAGATTCGTGGTCTTTGATTTCCAGCCACCGTCAAATCCGTTTGTCTCTTGATGGCGAGCAAGCTTCCGGCCGCCTTCTGACTTCTGATCGCCGGATGCGATTCCCACCCTGCACCCATCCACGTTGATCGCCCCCGTGCCATGCGTCAGCACGTTCTCGGCGACGGTGCCGACGAGCGGCTTGCGGGCCACGATGATCGGCTCCCAGGCGGGCTTCAGGGCCGTGCCCCAGCCTTGCCATTCGCCTTTGAGGTTGTGCGACTTAGGGAAGCCGCTGCCGTACACCCACATGACGCAATCCCGAATCTCCCAGCCAGCGTCCTCAATGGCACACGCGAGCCGGTGATAGGTGCGAGTCCCGCCGAACGCGAGCAGGTGGGCTCCTGGCTTCGCCACGCGGAGAGCTTCGGCCCAGAACTCCACGCCCGGCACGCCGTGATCCCAGCCCTTGCCCATGAAGGACAACCCGTAGGGCGGATCGCTCACGATGGCGTCAACGCTCTCGGCGTCGAGCGTCGCCATGACTTCGCGGCAGTCGCCGTGATGGATCGTGAAGGCCATAGCGCGAATGTACGCGCGATGTCCAGTTCCGAAATGCCCTCAACCGCCGGGCGCGACGCTAGGTTCGCTCAGTAGCGCACCGGCGGCTCTGGCATCGGCATCCACGCGACCGGCTCTTTCACAACGCCACCATCCGAGCAGCAAAATTGCAGCCCCATATGGCCTTTCAGCCAGTAGGTTGCGGGTTGAACTCCAAGCCGCTTCAGCCTGTAGTGCTTGTGGCGCGTGTTCGACCACTCGTATCGACGGTGGGCGACAATGACACGCTCGCCGCGTTCCGGCAGACGCTTCTCAACGCTGATCCACTTTGCCATGACCGTCTCTGATTTCAAGAGCGCACCACGCCCCGCTCGTCGGCCAGTCAATGCCGTCAGCAGCGGGGCGTGGTGGCGTTATCTGCGGCGTGTTGTGCAACTATCCGGCAATTCCGGTGGGTTCGCTCAGACGAGCAGGCTCGTCAATTCGTAGGGGATCAACTGCCGTATTTCTTCCAGAATCTTCGCCGTCTCCTCGCTCGGCTCGCCATGCTTACAGATCGCCCGGCAGCGGTTGTCGATCAGTTCCAACGCTATCAGCGCCTCGCGGCCTGCCAGAGCGTACCGATGCTCGCGGGCGTCGTCCGTGTCGCTCAGGTCGAATCGTAGCGTGGCGTGTGCCATTTTCGCCTTTCGCGAAAAGCGATCCCGGCGGGGTCGCAAAACCGGTTTATCTGTCCGGTCGCTGTCCGCCGGGATCGCCCTGATCGTATCCGAGATCGTTCGTGAAGCGTATCGTTTTTGATACGTTTCGGGAACGCTCTCCTGGTGCAAGAGCGCACTTCAGGAATCCGCCAGCCACGCCTTGGCCCGCTCAATCACCTTCGACGCCCGGCGTGATCTGGCCCGGTCTTCGGCATCGCCTCCGTAACTACCGGCGTACAGTTCCGCCACGCTGACGATCTCCTGCACCAGCGACCTATCCGCGACTAGGGCATAATCCTTTTCGGACGCTAGTTCGCACAGGGCAACCGCCGATGGCTGGCGACCGTCGGCAGCCGGGCCATGTGCGTACCAAATCCAATCCGACGAAACGCGAAACGGTTTCATACGTCCTCCAGCCATTTCTTGGCCCGCTTTGCAATGTTGCTGGCAACCAGTTTTTCCGATGCCGTCCTTGGCCGCTTCAGGAACTCTTCAGCCATCACCATGATCTCCCGCACGGCCGACATATCCTTCGGGTCGATTCGCACATACCGGCCGTTTGTGCAACGGTGCAGGTAGTTGCGGATGGTGTCGGCATCGTCCATCGCACCAGACAAGGCCAGCCCATAGCGAGCCTCCAGCCAGTCGTAACTGACGCGGAAAGGCTCGCGCGAATGACCGTCTGGACTTGGAAATACCCACGCCATCGTCGCCTCCGAACATCACAAACCAAACCGCCAACACCACTATTGTATCCAATCGGATACAGGATGTCAAGCCCTTTAGTTTTTCGGGGGATTCGCAAACTTCTCGGCGTCGGCCCGCCTGACGAAGTTTTGCCCGTCGATGCAGACAGCCGGGAAACGGCCTTGGGCAATTAGCCGATTGATGTAGGCCCGCGTCACGCCTGCGATGGCCGCTGCGGAGCCTATGCGAATGTATTCGTCAGGGTCGATTCGTTTTGCCATGCCCCGATTGTACCCAGTCGGATACGGCAGGCAATCGGCACGACCGTCTCTAAGGTGAAGAGCGCAATTCGTCCACCATCTTGATCCGTTCCCCGATCCACCGCATGACCGGCACGGCCATTGAGTTGCCCAACGCCCGGTAGCGCGGCCCGTCTGCGGCGGGCTTCTTGCGATACTCAATCGCCGTAAAGTCATCGGGAAATCCCTGAAGCCGTTCGCATTCTCGCGGCGTGAGGCGGCGCACGGCCATTGGCGGCGAATGCAGCACGTTGCTTGGCCTGCTCGGCCTATTTTCGCCCTCTGCCCTAAGAGTCCCGCAAACCTCGTCCTGCGTCCAAAAACCAGGGCCGGACTCTCGCATAGCCACCACGCCGACGCCTTGGTGGCTCCCGTCGCTGTGTCCGCTCGCAGGCAGGCAATCAGTGCGGTCGCCGGTCATCCATGCTGGCTGGTTGCTGTAGCCGCTGTAGGTGAAGCCTTGGGCCACGGCCACCGCCTGCGTGCAGCACCCGCCCTTCGAGCCACACCCCATAGCGTGCGTCGAGCCGTCCATGCTGCTGATCGGGTCTTGGGTGGGGTGGAATGCGACTACGGCCGTCTGCCCCTCGTCGCAGGTCGTGTTGATGCCCTTGCCCATGCGGGCCGTGAGCGGGTTGGCTACTTGGGGTGCCGCGAGGACAACGTCGTCCTGCCCTCTGGATTCGCCGCATCGTTCGACGCCCCTGCCGCTGCTTGTAAGGCTTGCCGCAGTTGAGCGGGCAACTCCTTCCCACGCTTTTCCGCGCGTCGGAGGATTCCCAAACACGCTTTCTGGCTCAAAAAGTACCGCTGCGGCACGTCGCCAGTCTCCAAGGTGGCCGACAACGAACACACGACGGCGACGCTGGGCGACTCCATGCCATTGAGCGTCAAGAATTCTGTAGGCGAACCCATACCCGAGTTCGCCCAACGCCCCGAGGAAGGTTCCAAAATCCCGTCCTTTGCCGCTACTGAGCACGCCCGGGACGTTTTCCCAAACGATCCATTTGGGCTGCATGACAGCAGCAAGCTGGACGAATCGGAGGGCCAGGTTGCCACGCGGGTCAGCCAATCCTCCTCGAAGCCCTGCGACTGAGAAGGATTGGCATGGGGTGCCTCCCACGAGAAGGTCAACTGGGCCGTAGCCATCAAGCATCTCCTCCGTGATCTTGGTCATGTCACCCACATTCGGGAACCCGAAGCGGTGCTCGACAACGGCGGCCGGGAACGGCTCTATCTCGCTCGTCCATGAGCACTGCCAGCCCAGCGGCTGCCATGCCACATGAGCCGCACCGATCCCATCGCACACGCTGGCGTATCGCATAGCGCGGTTATACGCAGCGTGTCGAGTTATGAAATGCCCCGAATTGCGCTAGGTTGTGGGGAGAGGGCACTACGGCGCGACGGGCCACGGAATCGGGCCTTCGCCTGAGTAGACGCTCGGCAGATCGCGGAGCGATTGGCGATATGCGGCCCACGCGGCCCGCTGCGACTCCGAGAGCGGTGAGTCGTTCGCTTGGGTGTAGTCCGTCAGTCCCATCAACAGGTCGCGAATGTGCCGCAGGTACGCGAGCCGTTCGCCTTCGGGTGCTGGCCTCACGGCCAACTCCGCGAGCAGTTGCCGCACCAGACGCGGAGGCTGCGGATCGACGGTGTAGCCAGATTGGCCGCCCGCCATGCTCGCGTTGCTGGCAACGCCGAAAGCGTAGAGGTCTTCCCATTCAATCGGTGGCGTTTTCATTGTGCCGTGACCCAGAAGTGTCGCGATGTTCTCAGCGCTGTCGAAGCGTTTGCGGTGTTCCCGTTCGTCGCTTCGATGGAGATGCCGCTGCCGCTGGCCGCATTGAGAAGATCAGTGGTCGGGCCGCCGGTCGTCGTATAGGCAACATCGTTCACGAGGGCCGTGACGTTTCCGGCACCGTCGCTCGTCAGCACAATGTCGTACCAAGGAGAACAGTTGAGATTCAGGCCGGTGTCGGTGCTAGTAAGCGTCGTGCCGTTGTGGGCGAGGAGCCAAAGGCGGCCGGTTGTGTTCAGTGTTACGCCGCGTATTTCGATTCCAATGCCCTGCTGGTCTAGCGTTCCGAGCGAATTGACCAACTTCTTTCCAAATTGGACTCGCCCTGTGGAAGTAGTTGCAAAAAATCCACCAATGGCAACGCGAAACGCAAACGCAAGCGGGCGAGTCCATGACCAATTCGTGGCGGCAGATGTCGCGCCTTGTCCACTAGCGTTGTAATACTGGACTGTTTCAAATCCCCAGCCGCGATAGATCGCTGTGGCATTGGCGGTCGCGAAACCGTTGTTTGCGTTTAGAATCAGACTTTCAAGCGAAACGCTGCCCGTCGATCCGCTGACGGTAATGTCGCGCTGGTTCTCAGAGAGGTTGACCAACTTCCACTTCGCCATCTGATCGCGGACGCGGAGCGGGTTGCTGACGGCAGTGCTGACGGCGTTTTGGGCCTGCGTGAGCGTGGCCGTTGGCAACCTCGCCGCATCCAGAGTGCCGCTCCCGATCTGCGAGGCGGGGAGGCTGGGGATGCGGGCAACGTCGAACTGGCCCGAAGTCACCTGACTTGCGCTATGCGTATGAGAGACGCCGCTTTTCCCGTCGAGAGCAGTCTGCAAGCCGGTAACGTCAGAGATTGAGTGGCCGTGCGTCGCGGCAGCGTAGCTCCCGGCCGCCTGCTTGCCGTCTAAGGCCGTTTGCAGTCCTGTTACATCGGAGATCCCGTGCGTATGCACAGAGGCGGCATAGGAGCCGCTGGCCTGCTTCCCATCGAGAGCAGTTTGGAGCCCGGTCACGTCGCCGATGACGTGCGTATGCACCGCAGCAGCCTTCCCGGCGATTGCGTTCGTGACGGTGCTCGCGAAGTTGGCGTCGTTGCCCAGGGCGTCGGCGAGCTCCTTGAGCGTGTCGAGCGATGCTGGGGCGGCGTTCACCACAGAAGCCACGGCGGTCGTCACGTCCGCAGGCGTCGCCTTGGCGTCGAGAGCCGTCTGTAGGCCCGTGACGTTGGAGATGGTGTGCGTGTGGCTCGAAGCCGCCTTGCCGTCGATGGCGGTTTGCAGGCCCGTTACATCGGCGATGACGTGGCTATGGGTGGACGGCGGGAACGTGCTCGGCTTCCCGGTCAGCCCTTCCCAAGTCGTGACGATGGGCGGCAACTGCGATTCCGGCACCTTGCCACCGACGAGCGTCGCGTAGGAGCCAGACGCCTGCTTGCCGTCGAGAGCGGTTTGCAGACCGATGACATCGGCAATCGTGTGGCCGTGAGCGGATGGCGGAAACGTCGATGGGACGTTGGTCAACTGCGTGTAGTTGGTCGCACCAGGAGCCCCCGCCGGGCCAGCCGGCCCCTGCGGGCCGGCGACGCCGTTGGCAGCGAAGTACGCCCCGATCTGCTGGACGCTCGTCCTCTTCGTGGCGCTGTTGCTCGACACGATGAGCAGGTCTGTCCCCGCAACGGTCGTGACGGCGGGCAATTCGCTGACGCGCTTCTGGAGTGCCATGAGGTTCCTTAGTCGGCTGCCAGCGGGATGACGATTTCGTCGCCCTGCTCGGTCACGATAAACGTGATGTCGCGGTCGATCTGCTTCGTGTGAATGCGGAGGATCGTTTGGAACGCATCGGCGTAGTGGAAGATCGGCACGCCACGCGGGGCCGTCACTTCATACAACGTCGCCACGCCGTCAAGCGTCTCGAAGATCACGTCGCCACGCCTCGGCTCGCCGTAGGGGAGCTCGTCCGTCTTGACCAAGTAGTCGCGGCTCTCCCAGGCTTCGATCACGCCGTTTTGTCCCTGAGCCTCAAACGTCGAGCGGCTGATCGAGGCGACCATTTGGGCCGTGTTGCTTCCCCGCCGATAGGCACAGAGCGTCCCCGCCGACTGCTTGAGTTGGTTGGCGAGCCACGCTGAACCGGAGCGGAGAAGGTCGGCCATTGGGTTTCCTCAAGACAGCCACCGCCGCAACGCCCCGGCGGCGCGCTGGAGGTGATAGCGCGCCTGCCGGGGGTTGCGGTGTGGACTCGCGTGCTCAACCGATGTTGATGAGCACCTGGACGCTCGCGTCGCCAGACGCAGCCGCCTTCGCAGCCTTGCCCGCACGCTTGTTGTTGGTCGCGGTCGTCGTGATGTTGCCGGCCGTGGCGTCCCAGTAAACGAGAGCACCCTGACCGATCGCACCCGTCGCCTTCGGCATCGACCAGACGCCTTCGACGGAAACGGCACCGAGAGCGTTGGCAGCGATGGCACGCGGGGCCACGCAGACCAGATCGTTGAGCACGACCACGCCGCCGGCCGCAACAGCGGAGGAAGGCGTGTGGTCGATCAGGCAGTCGCCTTGAACATAATCAGCCATTTGGATCACCTGCTTTCTGAGGAATGGGTTTGGTTGAATCATGCCGCCGGGCGGGAGCTGGCCCCCGCCCGGCGGTCACGGTTTGTGAGACTAGGTCGCGTCGCCCTTCACGGAGGCGAGGTATTCGGCCTTGGCGACGCCAAAGTCGAAGTAGCCACGCATCTGCACGCCGAGCGTGTTGAAGTCGGCTTCCGCCGTCTCCACCACCGGGCTCTGCACGCCGTTGAGGAACGCCACTTCCATCGCCGGCAGGTCAGCCGGGTTGGCGACGAGGTAGTAGTCCTCGGCGCTCGTCAGGTACGAGGTCGAAACGACCTGGTAGCGACCGGCGAGCACGTTCACGTTGGGACCAGCGGACGAACCGCCGACGAGCAGGGCAGAGCCCATGATCTCGGCAGCCGCGATCTCAAGGTCCGCCGGCACGAGCAGGATGCGGGGATCAACCGCAACCGGGTTGCCGTCAGGATCCTTGAGCTTGCGGAACTTCGTCGCCAGCTTCTTCAGGTTGGCGAGCGAGAGCGCGCCAGCCGTCGACTCCAGGTTGCCCCGGCCCGACGTGTACCACGATCCGTGGTTCGCCTGGAACTCAGTCCAGAAAGCGTCGTTCAGGGCAAGAGCGCCGCCACGACCGATCCGCTGCGGGACAGCGGTCAGCGCACCGAGGTCATCGTTGATGAGGTCGGTGCGGGTCACGCTCGTCATGATCCCGTAGGTGTCGGCCGAGATCGTGCGGCTCTCGTCGCTCGCAGCGGCGTTCTTGAGCTCGCCGCCGTTGGCGACCTTCTCGAACTTCATGCCGCCGTTGAGCCGGTACGAGGTCATCGTCTTGAAGTCGTTGACCGAACGCACCGAAGAGACCGAACGCCACGAGCTCTCGACGCCGTTGAAACCGGCGAGGAGGAACTTGTTGACGGTCGACGACAGGATGCCGGCGATCGAGTGGGTCGCCCACGCGGCCTGCATGATGGGACGCAGCGTCGAGGCGGTCAGGCGGCGCGGGCCGTCGTAACCGTTGGCCTCGGCCGCAGCGACCAGCACTTCGCCGAGGCTCGTCGACCGCTGCACCTTGGCAGCCGCTTCGAGGGTCTTGGCGTCGTAGTGCTTTTCGATCTGCGGGAGGCCGCCCTGGAGGGCGAAGGACGCTTCGATCACGGCCGCCTGGTTCTCAGGAGCCTTGGAGACGTGAACGGCCGGAGCCGCCGGACGCTCGTCGCGGGTAGCGGTGAGCTTTTCCATGTTGGAAACCTTCTGGGTAAGGGCTTCGATCTGTGCCTTGAGCTCGTCGCTCGAACCGGCTTCGACCTTGGGGGCTTCCACGGCGACGCTCGCCGGGGCTTCCACCGCAGCAGCCACGACGGGCTCCTCGATGGGCGTTTCGCTGGCGTCGTGCGCCATAGAAGACTCCTCTGCCACCTCTTCGGCGGCGATTGAGACAGCCGTGCTCCTGTCCGCCCCGAGCGTCACGAATGACGTTTCGCGGAGGGTCGAAGCCCGGACGATGCGAACAGGCCCAACGTGGGACTGCCCGTTTGCGGTGGTGGCTTGGTCTTCGCCGAACTTCAGATGCCGACCGACATCGGCACCGACGCTGGCTTGCCACTGGTAGCCACGCTCGGCGAGGGCGAGCACTTGGCGAGCGTTCTCGCTGTCGGCGAGGATCTCGCCTTCGACGATGAGTTGCCCGCCCTGCACGCTCGGCACGCCTTGCCCGAGGATCGACCCGAGGGCGTAGTCGTGGCCGATCACAATCGGGATCGTGCTCGGCAGCGACATCCCGGCAAGGTCGATCACGACCGGCTCGCGGCTCCACCCCTGCCGAATCGGCGCGCCGGTGTAGGCCACGATGCGGAACTTCTTCGGCCCCGGCGCGGACTCGCCGTCAGCCGCCTGGAGAAACGTCACCTGAGTATCGAGCTTGATGCTGCTCATAGGAACTCCACGAGGTCGAATGTGTCGTCGAGGTCGTCGTATTCGTTCATGCGTCGGCCCCCTCTGGGTCGCCGTTCTCGTCGAGCGTGCCGCCGTAATTCACTTCCGGCGTGAAGTCGACGAAGAGACCGAGCTCCTTCTGGAGAGCGATCTCGGCCGCACGCTGCCGCAACTCAACGTCCCACCGCTTGCCCTGGCGGGCGTATTCAGCGGCGAGCGTCGTCGTGTGCGTCCTCAACCTTGTCTCGGCGGCGTTGGCTTCCTTCGCCGGGTCGACGTGATCTTTCCCGTCCCAGACCCAGCCCCAATTCCACTCGGAGAACGGCGGCATCCCGGCAGGCAGCAGGCCCGCGAGCGCGGCCTCGTTGACCCATGCCGATAGCAGGCGATCAAGCATCGTCCGCTCGATCTGGTCGCGCTCCACTCGCTGCGTCATCGCATAGACCTGGTGATCCATGCGACCGCTGGCGTAGTTGTAGGACGACGAATTCAGAGCCCCGACGTTGAATGGAATCTGAAGGCAGCGAAAGATTTCGTTGAGGATCTCGGTCTTGAAATCCTTGTAGGTGCTCGTCGGTTGCTCGGCCTTCAGTTGGGAAATATCCCAGCCTTCGGGCAGCGTTGTCAGCGTCCGCTTGCTGATCTCAAGGGCCGCGAACGACTCGACCTCGTCGACCTCCGCAGCCGGGGAATTTGAGTGGATGAACGCAGCCAAGTCGGCCGCCGTCTCCGCAGCGGCGATGACCGCCTCGGTGTAGCGACGCAGTTGGCCGAAGAGCTTGAGAGCCGGGGCGACCTCGGGTACGCCGCGATGCTGGCCCGGCCGCGAGGGCTTGAACCAATGCACCATCTGCGCCGCCGGAACCCGCTGAAACTCAAGCGTGTTGACGCGGAAGTTCGAGCCGGGGTGGAAGTTCAAGACTTGATAGGCGACGACGTTGCCGATCTGGTCGAACTCGACGCCGTCGACCGTGTTACCCTCGGGCGTGATCGTCGATGCCATGAGCTCTGTCGGCGTCGCCACCATCTCGGCCTCGACGAGCCGCACGTCGAGCGTTACGCCGTCGAGCCGGGGATTCGTGACCATGAGCGCGAACGCTTCGCCGTCGACGACCAGGGCTTCCCGCATGGTCCGCAACTTGGCGGGCAGGTCGATCGTCCAGCCCCAGTCGAAGAAAAGCCGCTCGACGAGCCGATCCGCTTCCGCGTCGCCCGTGTCGAGTTGCAGCCGGGGTCCGGTGCCGATGAGATCGTTCGCCAGCGTCAAAGAGATGCCAGCGAGGTAGGAGTTGTTTGCGCGTTCGTACCTTGCCCGGTTGCGCAAAGTGCGCCGCACGGTCGGCGACAGGGCAGCGTCAGCCGAGAAAGCGTCGCTGTTGGCCCAGTGCTTGTAGTCGTCGCCCTTCTCGGCAGCGTCGTAACGCGCACGGACCACCGGGACCACCGCCGGGCGGGGCGTCTGCTTGCCTCGGAACAGGTCGAGAAACGCCACTCAGATGGTCCCCGGAGGGATGATGCGATTGAAGCGGAGCCCGCGATGCTTGTTGGTCGATGACGCCGCAGCCTTGGCGGCGAGGTACTTGTCAGCCTCGATGATCTGATCGAGATCGTGGGCCTCGACCTCGCCCGCGTCGGTGCGGACGCGCTTCGGGCCGACTGCCGCTTCGGCGAGCTTGTTGGATACTTCGTCGCTCATAACAGCGACGGTAGACCGACACAGGGGGTAGACCGTAGGGGGTCTAGCCTCAGACCAGCGACCACTCGCCGTCGCGACGCTCGTAGAGGCTGACCTCCACGACGCCCAACCGCCGGGCAATGTCGGCCGTCACAGGCGAGAAGACCGCGAGCTCCTCCGCGCCGTCGATCACGCCAGCACCCAAGAGAAACGCCGATAGCGCCGTGGCTATGCCGCGCCCACGGTGCCGCTCGCCAGTGAACTGCTCAAGCGTCTGGTGGTTATTCCAGACGTGCGAGCACGCCCACCCGAGCAACGCCCCGTCCTCGTGCCAGAGGGCAATCGGCGTGTCAGACGAGCCATTGCCGTCGAGAATCCGCCGCACTTCGAGATTGAATTCGCTCCCCGGCTTCGTCAGCCGGTAGCAGATGGCGAGAGCGTCTTGGGGCTCCATGCCGTCAACGGTCGTGAGGATGATGCTTGGCATCCTCGCAGCATGGCAACGCTGTCAAGTTCCGAGCTTTTTGAGCGTAATGATCTTTTTCCCGCCCGGCCCGCTGGGAAGCGTCACCTTCTTACGCTGCCGCCCGCCAGCCTCCGTGGCAATCGGATGGACGCCCGCAATCGACGCCGCGACCGCAGAGCCGACCAGGCAGTCGAGCCAGTGGTTATCCCTTCCGCCCATCTTCCACTCATCGACCACCCGGCCACGGGCCTCGGTCCTCACCGGGTATTCGCTCGTCAGGTGCTCGAATAGGAGATCGTGCTGGCCGGCGTGGAACGCGATCGCCTCGGGGTCGCCCATCTGCAACCGCAGGCGAGCCGCGACGAAGGTCTTGTAGAAGTTCGTGTCGTAGAGGCACGACCGCTGCCCCTCGGAAATCTGCCCGACCTTCCAGTTGAGCCCGATGCGGTCGCCACGGCTTTTCTTCTCACCGATCGGCTGGCTCGACGCGCCGATGCCTTTGCCGTGACTCGGCAGGATCGCACCGGCAAACGCTGACCGCCGGCAGAAGGTGCGGATCGTCCCCGTGCTCTGCCCCCAGTTGGCGTCGATGAGCATTTGCGAGATCCGCATCGCCGCCCCGTCCTCGCGCTTCCAGTCGCGGCCCATAAGCAACTGAGAGACCGACTCTAGCCCCGCGTGGAGCGACGCCTCGAAGCCCGCCCCCTTCGCCGCCTGGGCGAGCGTCCGCTTGGCGTGCTTCGCCTCAAAGAACGACGAAGCCTGGTCAGGGAAGGTGCCGTAGGCCACGACGTGACCGCCGAAGGACTGATTCCACGAGGCGACGAGCCAGAAGAGGAGTTTTTCCTGCACGTCGACAAACGCCGTGAGCGTCTGGTGGTCGAGTGGGATTTTCCCACGCTCCAAGGTCGTGGCCCGCAAGGCGAGCGAACGCTTGTCGAGCTTGTCCGACGCGATGTCGTCCGCGATCGGTTGGTTCTGGTATTCCGCCAGAAACGCCGACTCGCCACGGTCGATCCGCAGGTTCCAGGCGTGCTGGATAGCCGTCAGTTCGTCCTCGTTCTTTCGCTCGGGCCACGCCACGCGAGCCCCGGCATCCATCGCCGCCTGATTCTGCCGGTAGTGGTCGTCAGCCGCCCCGGTGCCGGTCCCGTTCCGCTGGCCCTCGCGCCGCAACTCGGCGTATTGGCTCCAGAGATCCTCGGCTGTCGGCCACTCGTAGACGAGCTTCGTCCGCTCGCCCTGCCATGCCGGGTGCTTCGCACGGTCGAGCAGGCGGTCGGCCAGGTCGTCGGGACGGATGACCGTGATCGTGGCGAGCCCCGAGATCTTCGCGCCCGGCCCGGCGAGGCCAAGGATCGCACCGGAGAGGATCCGCTCGCGTGTGTCGCACTGCGACGGCGACCCGGCTGACTCGTCGGTCTGCGGATCGTCGATCAGCACCAGCGACGGGCGGACGGTCTTCCCATCGGCCCGAATGTGCTGGGCTCCTCGGATGCGGCCCGTGATGCCAGCGACCCGCACGGCAGCCCCAGCGGACGGCGCGCCGGGAATCCATGCCAGCGTGATCTGGTCGGCGGTCCATTCCAGTTGCGTCGGGTTGCCCTCGTAGGTCTGCCCCTTCGCCCGCTGGCTGATTCGCTCCAGAGCCCGAATCGGGTAGCAGGCTGCCGGGAAATCCTCCAAGAGCAGGTCGTTGGTTTCGAGATGCACCTTGATCACGTCGAGCATCTGGCACGCGATCGCCTGGTCAGCACCGACGAGCATCACAAACGGGCGATGACCGCAGAGCACCGACCACAAGCAGGCCCAGATACACAGGGTCGACTTGCCAGACCCACGCGGCATCGCGAACGCGAAGAGCTCGCCACGCAAGACAGCCGCCTCAATCTTCGAGATCGCCGTCAGGTGGTCCGCAGACCACGCCAGCGGGAACGACTCTGCGCCGTAGGTCTCGCAGAATGAGCGGAAGTTTCGCTCGCAGGCCGCACGTCGCTTGGCGTCCACGACCGGCGGGATCTCGCCAATGTCGCGGGCAGTCGACGTGATCGCACGCGAACGCTTGCCAGCGTCGGCCTTCTGCTTGTCGTATCGCTTCCGAGCCTGGCTCTCACGCTGCGAACGATCGGAAGTTCGTGCCATGCCTGAAAAACCCGGTGATTCAGCCGCAGCGTGCGGAAAAGGCTTGTTTTCTAGGGCGACTGAAAAGCCGACCCGCCCAAGTGGTCAAAAACAGTGTGAAAAATGGGAGGCTCGCCGTGGAGGCTTCCCGTCGATTTCGCCGGAAGGACCCATCT